AGGTTACCACTTTTTAATTTGGGCTTACAATTTCTATTGATAAAAGAATCATCATTTGATGAAATAATAGACCCCATAAAAATAGCAGTAGGAGTTATGTTTATATTGGCTTCTGATGTTAAATCAAAATCTGTTCTTGTGATTCCTATGTTACAAATTTCAGTTTGTCCCCAAAGTGGTTCAACTTCGATAGTTCTATTGATTGTGATTATCTGAGGCAACTCGTTTAGGTTGGTTGAGGATTTGAATTCTGTTCCCGCAACTTGTGAGGGAGTTGCCATACCCATTCTAATTAAATCCTGCGGTGATAAAGAAAATTCTCCTATATCTGATAAATCAACGTCAACGTGTAAAGTTTGAGAACCAACAGGTACACCAAATATCATATAATCACCACTTTCATTAGTTCTCGCAGTATATCTGTAATACTTGTCAAAAACCTCTATCAGTGTTGTGTCAGTGAGAACATCTTCTCTAGTAAAAAAAGTTCCTGTTGGATTGTGACCGCTATGTTGTTTTTCGTAGGGTAAAAGATTATACCTATATCCATCTTCATTTAAATCTGTGAGTGTTTTGTAAGGGTATAATTCTGAGATTACTGCATTTTCTTCATCTTCAGTCGTTAATGGAACAAATATAGATACCTTTGCGTTTGGTATTCCAAATCCGTCATTAGCGGTAACCCTACCAATGATTACACCATAGTCAGAACATGGTCGTGTATAAATTTGACTCTGAGATATTTTTGGAGATAAGATTTGTAAAAAATCAAAATCTTGCTCTAACAATACTTTAATGGATTTATCAACACCAACTTGTGTTCTTATTCTATATGATTTGGACATTCGTTAACCTTTTTTGATAAATAGTTTATGGTCTATTTTCAAAAAGATAAATTACTTTTTTATAAAATAAATTATCAAGAGAAATTAACGGTTTTGAGGTTTTTAACTCTTACGTTCACGTCTTTGTTGGGAAATCTAAGTTGATAAGTTTGAGAGGGTTCAGCAAAAATAGTATCATCAATCAATTCTATCTGTTTTGTCTCATCATTCAAATATCTTTGTGAAGTTTGGGATGATGAATATTGTCCCCCAACCTTATTGAAAACTTGAATATCAGCAACTGATATAACACCGTTTTCACTTTGTACTATTCTTCTTATCTCAGAAACATAAACATTTTGCCCCATTTGTCGATTTGCAGGACTAAAGTATTCAGTAATTTGATTTATAATTTGAGAAATTACCGCACCTTGGTTCTGACTGTTATCCAATACCACATCAATATTAATTGCCAAATCGATTACATTTGCACTTTGTATAGAAATATAATCATTAATCATCCTATAATTAGATAGATAATTAGCAACATTATTTTTCAAAGTGTTAGATGTTAGTTCAGTCAATTTACCATTTTCATCATAAGATAACATTTTTATTATTATTTTGTTATTTTCCTCTGTTATTGCCACCTTTGCAGGTGCTCCAAATTGTGATGGCATTGTTCTGATTATGGAGTCATAATCGTTTACAGTCACTGCTCTATTTTGTGACGCAAAATTGAAGGAAACTAAATTTCTCACTTCTTCTAATGTAGGTGCCGCCGCTCCACCTATTGCCGCAGTGACATTTGTGCAAGACAGAGAGTTTACAACACTTGTGTTAATTGATTCAGAAGGTCCGTTGACAAAAAATGAAACGTTACCAATTTGTGAAATTACATTAACACCTAAATTACTACCAGTACCTCCTCCAATTCTATATTGAACAAAAAGAGTTGTGTTAGCTTTCAAAGTGCTTCCTAATGCAAAATTGTTGGAGTATTTATACAAATCTAACTTATATCCGTTACGAGCAAACTCCCTAAGTTGTTCGTCTGCCGATTGAGTACCACCACCGAAGGTCATTTTACAAAATCCCTCAGGAGTAAATTCAGAAATAAATTTATCACTAGTTTGTATGTATCTACCAACTTTAATACCAGGTGAGTCCGAAACTTTAGTAGGGTCTTCAACAAATACTCTATCTTCGATTAATGCTTTAACTTCATACCATCTATTATCTAAACCCAAAAATTCTTGTGAAGACGGGACATTAGAATATTGAGTACCGTCTTTCAATATAACACTTGTAATTCCTAAAACATTTTTTTCAGGTAAAAATAACTCGAAAAACGGTTTAACATCATTTGGTGTTATTACTCTTTTAAAAACTTTAGTGATACCATTAACTACTGTTTCACGTTTTATAATTGTATAGTTTAATAGTTTGTTGTTTGAGTCAAAATTTGGTATTTTCAATCTGTTGGGATATCCCTCAGCATTAATCGCTGACGCAAAATCGATATCATAAACCGTTTCAAAAACTTGTCCAGCACCATTTACCTGTGAACCTCTCCTTAATATACCACAGTATCTTAAATCTTCCTTATCTCCAAACGCAGGTACTGTTATGGAAAAATCCACCAAAGCAACAGATGGTCTCTGTCCTGGTATTTTTAACCCATAAGTTCTTGCAATGTTGAAAATCGACGACCTCTGTTGAGCATATTGTAATACAGTCTCTTGTATACTTCTATCGATATTGTATTGTAAATTGTCTGAAACCGCGGCATTTAAATCCAAAAGAGCCGAAAAAACTGAAGCATCATTAAAATTATCAATCAACTCAGGATAATACGTCCTTGTAAAATTTATGAGCTCAGTTCTTATAGATTGAAAATCTCTTGTTGTATATGATATCTTTTTATTTGCCATATATTATTAAATATTAATAATAACGAAATCACTTTCGTTAAACGCTGAATCGGTTATGATATAATCTATCCTTATTTTTGCCGTATGTTCCAATTCACCAATACCAGGCACTCTGAAAACTCTTTTGTCATCTTCTATAAAAGTACCTTTATTTTCCTCACCTTCAGACGCTGGTTTTACAGATATATTCTGAATTGTTATACCTGGCATATATTCATCAACTGAGTCCCTTATCTCCGCTTCAATATCTGAAAAAGTAGGACCGTCCATAGGTTCGAAAATGTATTCATATAATCTTGTTCCAAAATCAGGTAAATAATATCTTGTACCTTTTCTAGTCAACAATAAATGGACTAAATTACTTCTGATTTCCGCATCAACATCCTGTGATAAACTCAGATAATTACCTTTGAGCGAATCCTGAAAAGGAAAATTAATACCATATGTTTTACCTTCAGCCATATTCTATAAATATATGTCGCGGTTATTTCTTATAAATAGATATAAAATAAAAATCCCGACTAACTGTCGGGATTGATGTCTCGATTAAGATGAACACCCAAAACAATCAAACTGACTATTTTCGGGTTTTGGTGGTAAATTCATATTCTGATATTCAATTTTCATTGGTTGAGGGGTTGTTTTCGGTTTCTCTATTTTTGAAATGTCAACCGCTAAATGTTTTGCTCCAGTAGAAATCGCTTTAGTTCTAACATAATAACAAAGTGTTTTTAACCCTTTTTCCCATCCGTAAAAATGAGATGATGATATTTTAGATAAACTAGGATTTGCCATATAAATGTTCATGGATTGAGATTGGTCAATAAAAGGACCTCTATCCGCCGCCATTGTTATTAGTTCTTTTTGAGATATCTCCCAAATTGTTTTATACTTTTGGATTAAATGTTCAATCCTTTTTACTTTTGAGTTATACTTTTTGTCTTCAGTATCTAAATAATTTATGAAATTAATATTCTGAATCGAACCTTCATTTAGTATTATTTCATTTTTTAGGTCTTCACACCAAATACCAATTTTTTCAAAATCACTAATCAAATACTTGTTAACAATCATGATTTCTCCTCCAACAACTCTTCTGTTAAAGATTGCTGAATGAGCGGGTTCTGTCATCTCATATGACCCTGTAATTTTTGCAGATGATGCCACAGGCATTTGAGCCGTAAATAATGAATTACAAACTCCGTGTTTGGAAACTTCTAATTTGAGGGAGTCCCAATCCCATAATCTACTCAATCCTTCGTAATCAAGTCCCCACATATCGAATTGGAAAATCCCTTTTGACATTGGAGAACCTTCGAAGTAGATATATGGTTTGTATTCACCTGATTTACACAATTCCATACTTTCAGTTATCGCCGCAAAGTATATTGTTTCAAAAATTTCTTTATTCAATTTCTTAGCTTCTTCGGAAGTAAACACGTAATCCATCAAATAGAAAACGTCAGCCAATCCTTGTGTCCCTATTGCAATCGCTCTTTGTTCTAATCCACCTTGTTTACCTTTTTTGGTTGAGTAGTTATTAATATCAATAACTTTGTTAAGAGCCTTGACTACTTTTCGTACTTCATTATACAATAATTTGTAATTAAATTCACCGTCTTCAACATAGTTTTTAAGAACCATTGATGACAACGTACAAATTGCGGTTGTATTTTCATCTGTGTACTGATAAATCTCATTACACAAATTTGATTGTTTTATAACCCCAATGTTTTGATGATTAGTTTTTTTGTTAGCATTATCTTTAGAACAAAGATAAGGAACACCTGTTTCTATTTGAGATTCGATAATTTTATTCCAAACTTCTTGAGACTTAACTTTTTTACCCAACCCCATAGATACTGCTAAATTATAATTGGATTCGTATTCATCTCCATAGGATTCTTGTAAAGGTTTAATACCCGCCTTTTTAATATCGTTAGGACAAAACAAATACCAATCATCATTATTTTTAACTGCGTTCATAAAATTATCAGGAATCCAAAGGGCAGTAAACAAATCCCTTGCTCGTAGTTCTTCAGCACCTGTATTTTTCTTAATGTCTAATAAATCAAAAATGTCTTTGTGCCAAGGTTCGATGTATATAGCCGCAGAACCAGGTCTACGCCCTTGTTGATTAAAAAACCTAAGTGATTCGTTAACTATTTTTAAGTATTTTAACAAACCTCCCGCATAACCTCCTGAAGTTGAAATACGACTTTCTTTACTTCTGATATTTGACATTGAAAGTCCGATACCTGCCGCGTCAGAGGAATATGTTGAAATATCTCTCATGGTATTAAGTAGACCTTCTCTTGAATCCGAATCATTATAATGTAAAACACAAGAAGCTAATTGAGGTGTTTTCGTACCTGAATTAATCATGATTGGTGTCGCTGGAGATATTAATTGTTCTGACAATGATTTGTAATATTCAACGGCCTGTTCGAAAGATTTTGTTACCCATAAAGCAACTCTCATGTACATATGTTGAGGTCTTTCAACAACTTTACCGTTTGGTAATTTTAACAAATACATTTCCGATAAAGATTTCCACGCAAAATAATCAAAGTTATAATCATTATCGTGGTTTATGACTTCGTCAATACTTTCTTTACCATAAAGAACCATTGTATCAACAAATTCACCATTAATAATACCGTGAGAATGTAATTCCATCATAGTATCATAAAAACTAGGATTTGTTTCTTTATGATAAGAAGAAATTGCGACAGACGCCGCTAATCTTGAGTAATCGTGGTGACTACCTGTGTAAGATGCCGCAATTTCATAAATTAATTTATCGAGTTCTTTAGTTGTAATAATACCTTCAGTTGGTACTGATGTTATTACTTTAATAAAAATCTCATCAGAATTAACATTCAATCCTTTTGCAGCTCTTTTTATTCTATTGTAAATTTTTTGTGGATTAAAAGACGCGTCTTCTCCACTACGTTTTTTTATTCTTAGTGACATCATAGTTTTTTTAATTAAAAATCATCAGTAAATGATAGTGTTTCGTTGAGTTTAGCTTTTTGGTACTCAACAGTTCTTGATTCGAAAAAGTTTCCTTTAGTTTCTACTGCTATTTGTTCCATAAATTTAAATGGTTGTTCTACGTTGAATTGTTTTTTACACCCCATTTTAACTAATAGTCCGTCAACCACAAATTCCAAATATTGTTTCATTAAATTTTGGTTCATACCAATTAAAGAAACAGGTAAAGATTCTGTAATAAATTCTTTTTCAATTTCGAGAGCAGATAATAAAATTTCTCTTATTTTTTTTTCACTTGGTTTGTCTTCCATATGATTATTGAGTAAGTGAATTGCAAAATCACAATGTAAATTTTCATCCTTAAAAATAAGGGCGTTTGCATTACACAATCCTTGCATAACACCTCTAGATTTTAACCAAAAAATTGAACAGAAAGAACCTGAAAAGAAAATTCCTTCGACAGCCGCAAATGCAACCAATCTTTCTGCAAAAGAAGCATTTTTAATCCAATCTAATGCCCATTTTGCTTTTTTCTGAACCGCAGGTAATCTGTCAATTGCGTGAAAACAATCATCTTTTTCTTTTGGATTTGAGACATAAGTATCGATTAATAAGGAATACATTAGGGAATGTATATTTTCCATCATTAATTGAAATCCATAAAAAAACTTTGCTTCTGGATATTGGACTTCTCTATAAAAATTTTCCGCCAAATTCTCATTAACAATACCATCAGAAGCGGCAAAAAAAGATAGTATATTTTTGATAAAATACTTTTCGTTGTCGGATAAGTTTTCCCAATCTCTAATGTCTCCTGATAAATCTACTTCCTCAGCTGTCCAAAAAGCGGCTTGATGCATTTTATAATACTCCCAAATATCATTATATTGTATTGGGAATAACACAAACCTGTTTGGATTCTCTACTAAAATTTTTTCCATATTTTTAATTATTATTTTCTCGTTGTTTTCTT